ACACCCTAACGTGTCCGGAATCTTGGCCATTCCCATCGTTGCCATAAGCCCCAATAGCAACCCTCGAACCATCTGCAGAGAGGGAAACCGAGGAGCCAGAATAGTCATTCGCAACTTCACCGTCTATGTCAGCACCCAATTGGCTAATGATTGACACCCCGTACACCTTATTTGAATTATTTTTACTCAAAACGATGTCATCTCCGTTTGAGGATGAGTCCACCTTTACGATACTTCCATCTGTTGTTAATATGGGGAAGTTGGTGACCCAGCTTCCAGATGACAGTTTGTAAGAGTATAGATTTGTACCATGACTATTGAAAACTATGGTCCCATCACCAGATATCGCAACTTTTGTTGTACTACCCGAAATGTCTGAACCGAGCTGAGACCATGTTCCCCCCGACTTTTCAACAACAATCATTTTTGATCCCGACCCTATGACCACACGTGTCCCTGTTTCGGATATACCGATCGAGGATCCGAAATTTTCTGTTGGATTTGGTCCATTGAAAGTGGCGTTTGCGGTTGAAGGCCAGTCACCATTTCCATCTTTCTCGTATATCTCTACGTAACCAGTGTAAAGGTCGTATTGTGGATGACCAACAACTCTCACGTTTCCATTACCGGACACCACTTGCTCTGTTGGACCTGAAATTGTAGAACTACTCGGAATGAAAGTTGTTCCTAAAACTAAAGAACTATCATACTCATAAAAACTCACACGCTCAGCATTTGCGTCACCTACAGCCAACCTACTACCATCTCCGGACCACTTTGCATGGGCTTCTGTGAAGGGAGACGAGTAGCCAGGTGTGATTTCATTAGAGAGAATCCACGAATTGTTTACGTAATTGTATAGTTGTATGTCTTGATTGGGTATGCACACTGCCAATGTAGTGTTACTTTTAAATGCGAATGTGGAAACCTGCACCGTAAACCCAAGGCTAAACCCCACCAACGATCCTGAAATTGTATTCCTGAAGGATATTAGATATCCATCAACAGCATTAAAAAAATGGTATGCCATTAACGTCCCATCATATGAAATTGCAACATACCTGATGGTATATGAAGTCCCGGCAGTCCCAATAACACTTGAACGTATAAAAGTCCATTGAGTTCCATCATATATATACACACTGAATTTCAAATCATCATATACAATTAAGGTTTGACCGTTTCTACTCAATACGATTCCGTATTTTGCCTGGGACAACGACGAAAATCCGGTCAACTCGGAACTTTGTGTTGATAATGAAAATTCTCCCGACGGTGTTGGATCCCATGTAAGACTACAAATCTCTACGTCTCGTGTTGCATCTTGGTATGATGCTAAAATTAGAGATCCCGAATCTGTTGTGTTTGTGTTGATATGTGTCGGAGTAAATGTTCGGAAAACATTCACTGGACTACTAACAGTTGTGAGTGTAATGTCGTCTCCAATTTTAGATACTACACCATTAGAATCGATTCTGTATAGTCTCCCAGTCTTATTGTATTCCACCCCCAAATAACTACCATTATTAGATAAATCTACAGCATTACCCTCTGTCAATCCATCTCGGTATCCCCATACACCAGCTTCATTCTTGTCCCAAATACTAAAACGCTGACTTATTATTATCATCCCCCCCATATTAGGGTGTTGACCGCAAAAGTAATATAACGTGTCAGGTGCAAGCGTAGGAATGACAAGATCTCCGATAGAGTCGACTTCAGCAATGGCCACGCCGTCGGGTGTCGTTGAAATTCTTAATGGATGTGAACCACCTTCACGGAACGCTTCCGGAATCCCTGTAAATGTCACACCCTTGTTCAAGTATAAGGTTGGTTGTGTAACACCGTCCAGTGAATACTTATTACCACTAGGTGTGGAGACAACAGTCAGAGATTGTAAAATGGTAGAAGACACCACAGGGTCGGTGCTAAGGAAAAGACGATTTCCATCACCACTCATTTCTAGTAATGACGATTGTGGTGTTAGTGATATTGTGTCAACTACATTCTTTGCGGGTTCTATTACTGTTCCTACATTATGTGGTTCATAAACCCGAACTATGCTATTTTTATCATTTCCCACAGCAACTTTGGAACCACTCATTGTTATTGATACATACTTCCCAAAATTCGTAAATTGGAGGTCGTTAGATATAATTTCCCTATATTGAGACCACGAACCCTGAGAAAATTTAAAGATTTTTACAATGTCTGACACACCGATGACTAAATAATCCCCATCATTCGACAGGGACAGAGACAGTGTATCACTACTTGTAATTGTGCCGCCTCTCTGCACCCAACCTACCGCTGTTTTCACTGAACTCGACGTTTTAAATAAAAGCTGATTTTGCAAACCTATTAGGATTTTATCCCCATTGTTTGAAATTCTCACATACTTTCCCAAGTTATCAGGGCTTGACCCATTTATTTGGTCGGCGAGAATCCAAATTGTTTCATTTTTTAAAGTATACACATATGCACGACCATACGACGATGCCATCTGAGAATTGCCGATAACTACTGTATCACCAGTCTTATTGATACATATCTTATGTCCGGAACTTCCAAAATCATCATTTATAATGGTGCCATACTGTTCATATACGCTGTTCAGTTTGTAAATCTTTATTTGATCACTGGAAGCTACAACAAAATAATCAGCGTATTCACTGATTGCTAGTGACACTATGTTACCCGACAGGCCAGTCGATATAGTCTGCCCAAATTGTTTCCACTCCAACCCATTCCATATGTATATTGAAGCATTACTACCCGAATGTGTCAACATGACTTTACCGTCATATGAAAGATCAAATTTATCTATTCCCATAATTTGAGTATGACCGGATCCGCTTAATGAGACGACACCACCCGGTGAAGCACTGGGTATCTCAAATGTTATTACTGTTCCACCAATGTTCACAACAACAATACGACCATTTCTTGACATGAGGACTGACGGAGTGTTAAAAACTTCATATTCACTATATAACGAATAATATTCATTTGTGTTAAGATTGTCGTACACTTGTAAAAATAAATAACGAAAAGGAAAATCCGAGCTCGTAGCAGTAACTGCCACACGAACCCCATTTTCAGACACACTAATAGAAGCCTCAATCAGTGGAAAAACGGTTGTCAACAAAGTTGTTGACGAAACATAATTCAAACCCTGGTCAAATTTGTCCACTACAACACTAAACCCCACTTTCTTTGCGACAAACGTTTCTGAACCGTCACCATTCATATCGACATCCATCATTTCTATAGCATTTATTGTTCCCGAGGAAGAAAACAGTTTTTTATCAACCAATGAGTTGTCAAACTCATACACTCGCACATTATCCGTGTTCGTTTCAGTCACCGCTAAAAAACGACCGTCGTCGGTGCATGAACTTAAACCAACAACATGGATATCATTTGTTTTTGATGTAATGACACTGTTTACATTTTCCTTCAAGAACGAGTCATAATTTGATTCCACTATATTTTTTGCGTTTAATGAAAACGTATTTGCCAAAATGGAGGCACTGGAGTATTCACGCCTATTGCTAACTAAACCAGTTTTCGTAGTAGCAGCCTCCAAGTGCTGATAATCTACAGTCTGGGGTGTGTACCTGTTAAATGCTCGTTTTGTGACAGAATTTAACATTTCGTTTAATGAATAATTTGTACGACCCATCTCTTATTGATATATTACAAATTAATCTGCATACAGTATACCCGCCATACCATCTTTTATACGTAAGATGTTATAGTTTACTGCATAGATTGTGCGATCGATGGGTTGGGTGCAATGCAAAGTGCAAGAATCTATCCTACTGAAGTTTAGAGTGCCAGTGGGCTGATATTTATTAGCTGATAGACAAAAAGTGTGTAAGAATATGTTCTCGGAGTTACTTCCGGAATAGTCTGTGTGATAGTAACTCGGAATCGCCGTAAAGTAAGGAACACCAGTTTTGAAATCTTCAACATCAGTGCCATTTATTTGAAGCTTTACTTCATTCGTGCGAGACACAAGATTATTGGTGGAAGAAGCGTTACTACTCGCAATAAACTTAACTGGGTGGTTAAAAACCAGTTCATGTATATTCTTTTGTGATGGTATGTTTTTCTGAACCTGATATATCAATATGTCGTGTTGATTGAACGCTATATGGCTTCGCTCCTCTTCGTCCAACATTATGAAAGAGGCATTAACGTGATACGTCCTGTTCGTATCCAAGTTGGCGCTCCAGTGAATCTTAATTTCTACGTCGTGATATTGTAGGGCGATGAGAGGTAGAGATGTTTGCCAAAGCTCACAGAAAAAGAATCTAAACGGATAAAAAAATGACTGAGAACCCAAACCACCGTGAAGACTCGCCTGAAAACCCTTCGAGTAAGAATTGGCAAAAAGATCAATGGCGATAGACTCACAAAATTCAGAATCCTGTGAATCAATCAGCCTTCCACCAATATACAACTCCGCTTTGTCTATTACGTCGGTCCAGTTATCTATCAGTTGGACCTCACCATTGAGTTTAGTGACTAAATTTGTGTACGCGAGTAAATCACCCAACTTGTTTATCTTTACAGAAGACATACCACCCGCCTTGGGTTCCATTTGAACTGTCATTTGCTTTGTAAATAAAGAAAAGTTTGTGTGCCTTTTAAATTTCGTATTGAAATATGTGGTATTAGGGGAACCGGAAATATGTTTATCCTGTTCACCACGGGACACAAGCTGGGCAAGAGCTCCACCGGACATGGTTTTCTATATTAGATTTACATTATTTATTTAAGCATCGCAACTTCACCATGTTGTTCATCCCAATCTTCAGGGTCGGTATACTCCTTCTCACTTGGATCCTCATAGAAGTCCTGACTATCCTTAATCATCATAGTCCTCACAGTTTCATACAAAACAGAAGTCAGTGCAAACTTGTAGGCAAGAAACCCAACGAACGTCGCTCCGTAGTCAAAGTCAAAAGCGAATGGAGCGTGATTCCAAGACACTTCGAAAGCTGCTGCGCTGATCGGTGCGATAAATTCCTTTTGGATAGCAGACTTTTCAAACTTATCGACCCTATCCGATAGAAGACTGATATACGCATAAGAAGTCAAAGCACCGAGAGCGGCGGATACACCCTGGTCAGCACCCTGTGTGATAAAATACGAAGCACTGAGGGCAGAGCCACATCCAGCTGTTGTCTTCTTGAGACTCTTCTTGAGATTCGTATATCCGACAAGATTGGAGGAGGCAATGGTAAAGGTCATTTTCTATTTTTCATTGTTAACAATACTTTATCTAGCTTAAAAATTTTAACACATCATAATATATGCCCTGCCAACGTTGTAGGAAAAAGTGTGGAGTTCCAATCGACTGTCAATACTGTGAGGGAAGTTTCTGTCCGAGTTGTATCAATTTGACAAAACACGAATGTCAGGGTGCGGATATCAAGAAGATGAAGCAGCGTAAGGAACTGGAGGAACAGACGGCGTTTGAACCACCACCAAAATGTTTGAAGATATAATAAACGCTTAAAGAATTGATGACCCGTGTATTCGGGCTGAGATGTCCGAGTGGTCTAAGGAGGACGACTTAAGATCGTCTGTGCTACGCACACGCGGGTTCGAACCCCGCTCTCAGCATCCATAGGCTTGTAGTGAAACGGATATCACTTTGGACTTCTAATCCAACATTCCGGGTTCGATTCCCGGCAAGTCTGATATAAAGAATTAAATGTAGTATACAAATAGTATGCAGATATTCGTCAAAACTCTCACTGGTAAAACCATCACATTGGAGGTCGAATCCTCCGACACGATTGATAACATCAAAGCTAAGATTCAAGATAAGGAGGGTATCCCACCCGATCAGCAAAGACTCATCTTCGCTGGTAAACAGTTAGAGGATGGAAGAACTCTATCTGACTACAATATTCAGAAAGAATCTACTCTACATCTCGTTCTTAGACTCAGGGGTGGGGGTAATGATGAATCCAAAACGGTAAAAAAGAAACGTGAACCCGGACCATATATGATTTTCTGTAAAAAAATGCGTCCGAAGGTTGTGAAGGAAAACCCTGAACTTACATTTGGTGAAGTTGGAAGAAAACTTGGTGAGATGTGGAGAGAACTCAGTGACGACGAGAAAAAAAAGTATACGAAATGAGTATATGCTTGGGTTCGGCTTTCTGTTACGATTTGTACTGAAGGAGCGAATTAAAAGAGGTATATCACCCCGAGATTCAGTAACACGCTTAAGGGATACGTTCCATAAATAAGTAGATGTCTCTCAAAGTTAAGAAACTCACGTATGATGCTATTGTGCCTACTCGTGGTTCTGATGGTGCTGTTGGATATGATCTGTATAGCTCCGAAGATGCTATCGTTCCGAATCAGGCGGGGCGAGCTTTAGTAGGGACTGGTATCACAGTAGTGCTCCCCCCAGGGGTTTATGGACGGGTGGCTCCACGTTCTGGTCTCGCGGTGAAGCACTGCATCAACGTTGGTGCGGGAGTTATTGACCCAGATTACACCGGTGAAATTAAAGTCGTCCTATTTAACCATGGTTCGAACGACTTTGAAGTCAAGAAGGGTGATCGTATTGCTCAACTAGTTCTTGAACGTTGTGAGACTCCCCCGATTGAGGAGATTAACATCGTCGAGGATACCGAGAGGGGGTCAGGTGGTTTTGGATCTACAGGTCAATAAATTCGTCTTTACAAAACCATAAATCTTCTGGTGTGGGTAGAAACAGTATTCCATGACTCATAACCATCGATAATTTAGCTTTTGTGACAGTATTGTGAGTATATAGGATCCATCTTTCCCAGTATTCTGCTCGGAAGAAATCTTCCCAATCTTCTTTAGAACTTTCCCCAACCCTCAACATTCCTCTATGTATCTCACACGGATCCGTCTCAATTCGCAGCTCCTTAGGAATAATAGCTCCCTTCCTAAGTAGTTGTGCACGCATCAAACGAGGATTTTTATGGTCTGGGTAGTGTTGGACACCTACCTCACCAAAGTCAATTGTCCTCTTGTTTGGTAAAGTTACTCTCAGTTTATGGGTCACGGATGGACTCGGGTGTAATACGACATGCATAGTACTCTCTCATATGAAAATTAATGGAGGATATAAACACATATATATATTAAAAGGTAGACACTAAATTGAATATATGAGTCATCAGGATTGGACTCCCATAATCATTCATGGAAGATCAGCTCCCATGAAACTGAATCCTCCTCAGAAACAGTACGAGCGCACGAAGGAACAGAAGCTTGAAGATGAGGAACTGGGTGTGCACAAGAAGGTGCCAATATCCACGGCGAAGATGATTCAGCAGGGGCGTATCGCTAAAGGTTTCAGGACACAAAAAGATTTAGCAGCAGCGATTGGTGTGAATGTGAGTATCATTAACTCATATGAATCAGGTAGAGCTATTCCAGACCACGCTATCCTCCAGAGGTTGAGAAGAGTATTGGGTGTGAAGTTAAAGTAATCCTTTGTAAGTGCCAGCGATGTAATAGACATCCTGGAAACCGAGTTCTTCCAGTTTCTCTGCCGCAAATCTGGCCCTCTGCCCAGTATTGCAGTAGACGAGTAAGCCTCTCTTGGGAAGTTCAGTGGTAGTCTTTTCATTGATCTTGTCGACTGGGATGTGAAGTGCTTTGGGGTAGTGACCAATCCTCCATTCAGTAGCTGTGCGAACGTCGATAACTTTCTTTATTTTACCTTCCTTGATAAGTCTCTTGGCTTCAGATGCAGATATGAGATTCTGTCCCATAAAAGTGTATATCAGTGCTGTGGTGAGAGTTCCAGCTACAAGTAGTGGTATCATTTACTATATCTTAGATTTGTTTAGCGTTAAATTTACATTTTTATAACCACACCCTAAATCAGCTATGCACACCCTAGAGCTTTTCAAGGGTACTGGGAGTGTATCTAGAGTCTTAGAACCCGCGGGACATGATATAGTAAGTCTAGACATTCTCGAAAAATTTAAGCCAACTCACTTGTGTGATATACTCGACTTCGATTACAAACAATATCCCCCAGGACACTTCGACGTCATATGGGCGTCCCCAGAGTGTAAGATATACTCACAACTTCAAACCACGAATGTGGGGCCAACCCGAAAGTTCAAGACGAAAGAGGAACTGGAATCTGTTCGTCGTGAGAATAGCAAGTATGTCGAGAAGGTGTTAGAGATTATCGAATACTTCAAACCGACTGAATGGTACATCGAAAATCCCTACTACTCAGCCATGAAGGATCTTCCGTGTATGCGTGAACTGAAATCGTATCGTTTCGACTATTGCCGCTTTGGTTTTGATTACAAGAAACCTACCCGTATATGGACGAATCGCATAGATCTAGAAAATCATGTCTGCAACTGTCCGAACAAGCAACACAGATATAGAATCGGTATCACAACCCCGGGTCAAATCTATAATGGTGGGCAGGTGGACAAGACAAGCACACTGGACCGCTATCGGATACCTGAAAACCTCTTACGATATCTTTTCGCCAAACATTTATAATATTGCTTTATGATATGAGTTTCTTTACAGTTGTTGGTGTCTTGATCACATCTTCCTGTCTTACAAGTTCTGTGAGATCTGCCATGGCTACATCTGTCACCACAGCCACGTCTACGAAGGATGAAGGTGAGGTTATTGTCATCGGAGGTTCCCAAAGTAGCACTGAGAATTACATAAGCATGCCCAGCACAGAAGAAGTTCCAGTAAGCTTCTCGGAGTATCCAGTTTATGCTTATGACCAAAATTCAAACAGTGATATGTATGCCGAGTTTTGGAAAACAAACAAGGAATGTCCGGGTGGGGGGCATGATTGTTTATACACTGAAAAGGTTGAAAATGGTCGTGTTACAGGTATCACCGATAAAGATGGAAATGATCTTATTCAGCAGTTTGTAGATGATTTATATGATGGAAAATTGATAAAGTTGGATGAAATGATAAAAGAAAAGGGTGAAAGAATCCAAAAGACAAGGAAACTATCTGATGATAATAAGGTTATGATGAAAATGGGTGAAGAATGGAAAGAGGTGGAACCAAATAAACAATATACGATGGAACATGGAAGTGGTAGTTCCGCGTGGACACAAACGATAGAACTTCCGGTTGGGCAATATCTTCTTATTCTGATGATGCTTTACAAAATGACTGGAAAACCAAAACCACAGGTTGTCATTGACTTACCCGCTAAAAAACGAGAGACATAAAGATTATATACTCTTAGTCATTAAATGAACTCCAAAAAAACTAGCGAAACAACAACACAACTTTCCCCTCTGGAACGTGAAGCCAAGTTTTCAGAAAGCAGGAAGGCTGCCGTTGAAAAGGCGCTTCAGTGTGAAAAAGTCCGATACAAGTCTAAATGTGACCCGATTAAGTTCAAGGAATTTCTGGAACATCGCCTCACAATTTGGGATGAATTGAAGGATAAGACGTTTCATAGCAAACGTATGTATGAAAAGACGGTCAAGATTTTAGATAATTTTGAATAATTTTCGTGTGGTAGGCTCAACTTTGCCTTCTGAGAGATGATGTTCCTGTCAACATAAGGTTTCATTTCACTATAAATTTAGTTACCGAACGCTACACCACCCATACCATTCTTGATACGAAGGATGTTATAGTTGACAGCGTATACACGGTGATGATGGTTACCATTCTCGGGAGCGCTGAACGTCAACTTCGCGTTATCGATACGTGAGAAGTTGAGACTGCCTGTGGGCTGCATCTTGGACATTGTAAGACAGAACGGCCAAGAGAAGGTCGCGAGATCGTCGAGAATGTTATCAGGGAGGTCGGTGGTGTGCATCTCGGAGACGACGTCGTGGTGATACACGTCGGAGGTGTCCTCAAAGAGGGCCACACCGTTAATGTATAGGGAAGAGGTCCCAAACTTGAAACCATCAGTGGCGTGGTTCCATACGGCGCCGTTCGCGTTACCCGATACGACGTGGAGAGACTTCACGGGGTGGTTAAAGTAGGTGATGTCAACATCCTTGTCAGTCCTGGAGAAACGCTGGTTCTGGACCTGAGTGATGAGCATCTCGTGTTCCTTGTCTGTGAAGTATTTACGCTCATCAGTATCAAGGTAAATATAGTTGCCAAATACCTTGGGGGTCGTGGAAGGGGTGAACCCATCGCGGCACTTGATGCGAATCTCTACATCATGGTATTGAAGAGCCAGTAGGGGGAGAGCCTTGGACCAGTCTTCACCGAAGAAGAAAGGAAGCATGTAGTAGTTACCACCGTGGTTCTCCTTCTTGTGGTTGAGGCTCACACAGAACGAAGCCTTGGCAGCCGAATCCCTCATGAGAGGGTTGTGAACACCCTGGATGAAAAGGGCATCCATGGTGGATACCATCTGACCACCGATCCACAGAGAAAATTCAGTGAGATCCGTAGAGGATCTCTTGAAGAAACCATTGTCGTTATTTTGTGTAGAAGCGATGTTATCAGCCTCTATCCAGACATAGCTCAGGAGATCACCCTTCGAGCGAACGGGGATGATAACCTCATTACCAGAACCAAAGGAGCCGATGTAGTCCATGCGCTCAGGCTTCATGGCGAAGTTGGTGTAACGTTTATAGTTTTGACGGAAAAAGCTTACTTCAGGCTGACCAGTGATGTAGACGTCCTGGGCACCTACAGACACAAGTTCTATTAAAGCGGCAGACATTTATTAGTAAATGATATTAAAATTTTGGCCGGTTATATATACATGGTAGTATTCCAGGCTTTGACATGGGAGGCTAGAGATTCTGGGGATGAACACTTGATCAGCATCTTTGGTAAGACAGAGGAAGGTAAATCTGTATGTGTCACGACCGAGTTCAAGCCATACTTTTTCGTAAAATTGCCACGTGGAACCGAACAAGGTGACGTTGAACTTCTGTATGATAAATTGGAAACGATGAAGAAGGGTTGCCTGACTGGTTACTCTTTGACAAAACAAAAAGATGTTTGGGGATTTCAAAATAATGAAGAATTTTTCTTCATGCAGTTAACATTTAAGAACTTAGAATCCAGACGTAAAGTGAACTCAGTTTTCATGTATAATGATGCGTTTAGAAAATATCACGTATACGAGTCGAACATAGACCCTGTCCTGAGACTCATGCATAGGACTGGCATCCAATCCACGGGTTGGTTAGACACTGGCACGAGGTGTGTTCGATCTCACTTGGCAAACGTCAATCTTGACATCTGGTGCAATGACTGGACTGAACTGAAACCAGTGAACCGCGATGACATCGCTCCTTTCGTGGTGGCTTCATTTGATATTGAATGCAACAGTTCCACAGGTAAATTTCCAGACCCAAATGTTCCCGACGATGCGTGTTTCCAGATTGCAGTGTCGTTGTGCAAATTTGGAAGCGAAGAACCATATGAGAAAACTTGTCTGTGTTACAAGGATACGACGGGTGAAGATGTAGTTAGTTTTAAAACTGAACGAGAACTCCTACTTGCGTTCAAAGATTACGTGCAAGAAAAGGATATTGATATCCTGACTGGCTGGAACATTTTTGGTTTTGATCTTGAATACATCTACCGACGGGCTGCCATGAACGGGTGTGGACTTGAATTCTACCAGCTGGGAAGACTAAAAAACACCGAGTCCCACATGGTTCAAAAGAAGCTGAGCTCTAGCGCTCTGGGGGATAATTTCCTCAAACTACTTCCAATGCCTGGACGTTTCATATTCGATTTGTTTCACGAAGTCAAGAAAGGTTACAAACTGGATTCATACAGTCTGAACAACGTATCGAAACTGTATCTCGGTGATCAGAAGATTGATATGCCACCAAAAGAAATGTTCGCCCGCTTTGTTGAAGAAGACCCAGTAAAGTTGGGTGAAGTGGCTGATTACTGTATCAAAGATACACTCTTACCTCACAGACTCATGAAGAAGATGTGCATTCTGCTGAACTTGGTTGAGATGGCTAAAGCTACGTGGGTTCCAATGTCCTTTTTGGTTGAGAGAGGTCAGCAAATCAAAGTATTTAGTCAACTGTCTAAAAAGGCTCGAGAACTGGGATATATGGTGCCCACCATTAAATATGGATCTATACCCGAAGAGCCCTATGAGGGTGCTACCGTCTTGGAAGCTCAAAAGGGTGCGTATTACACACCCATCACAGCTCTCGACTTTGAAGCACTATACCCGTCGATCATGACAGCTCACAACCTGTGTTACTCCACATATGTCATGGATGAGAGGAGGTATGGGAACATCGAGGGAATCACATATGAGACGTTCAAGATTGGAGACAAGACATACAAATTTGCGCAAGATGTCCCAAGTTTGCTACCCGCTATTCTAACAGAACTGAAACAATTCCGTAAGAAGGCGAAGAAAGATATGGCAGCTGCAACTGGATATATGAAGGAAGTCTACAATGGAAAGCAGTTGGCCTATAAGATTTCTATGAACTCTGTGTATGGTTTCACAGGGGCTGGAAAAGGTATCCTCCCATGCGTTCCGATCGCGTCTACGACAACATGTAGAGGTCGCGCTATGATTGAAGAGACTAAGAATTATGTGGAGACAAACTTCCCTGGAGCCAAAGTGAGATATGGAGACACCGATTCTGTCATGGTAGAGTTTGATGTTGGTGATCGCAAAGGTTTGGAGGCGATTGAATACAGTTGGGAAGTCGGTGAAAGAGCCGCAGAGGAATGTAGCGCCCTTTTCAAAAAACCGAACAACCTAGAGCTTGAAAAAGTCTATTGGCCCTACTTCCTCTACAGTAAAAAACGATACGCTGCGAAGCTTTGGACAAAAGGAAAAGATGGAAACATGAACATGGATTACGTTGACGTGAAAGGTCTACAACTTGTTAGACGCGATAACACTCCTCACATGCGAGAAGTTTGTAAGGAACTTTTAGATGTCGTCCTGACTTCTGGGGATACAGGTCCACCAAAAGAGCTGGCCAGGAAGAGAGCCAACGAGCTGCTCTCAGGTGAAATCCCCAACGAGAAATTGATCCTGAGTCAGTCCCTGTCTGATACCTACAAGGTTGGTGGTAAATCCGTTTCAATCACGGGGTCGGAATGTGGGTTAATTAATCAAGCCCATGTTCAAGTCGTCAGGAAAATGAGGGAAAGGAAACCAGGTTCCGAACCACAATCTGGTGACCGAGTTCCATACCTACTAACAAAGACTGACGATCCAAAAGCAAAGGCGTTTGAAAAATCTGAAGATCCAAAATACGTCGAGGAAAATAACATTCCCGTAGACTATCACTACTACTTTGTGAACAAATTCCTCAACCCCGTCTGTGATCTTCTCGACCCTCTGTTCGAAGACACTAAACAGGAAATCTTTGGAGAAATCATTGATGCCCACAAGCCACCACCCAAGAAGAGAGAACCTTCTATAAGCACCATGAAGAAGGAGCAATTGATAGAGGAATGTCAGAGATGTAACCTCGACGACACTGGAAAAGTCGCGGATCTCAAGGAACGTATTAAAGCATATAGAGAACGTAAAAATTCAGTTGACGATCTATTTAAAACTTACGAGCAAAGTATACACAAGGATGATTGAGGCTAAGGCAAGACTCACGAAACTCGTTATAAATAAAACTAAAGATATATTGTTAAGTCAACTCCCAAGTGAAATAGAGACTGACCTAAATGAAATCGTATGTGATCTCGTCCAGGAAGGTATTGAGGCGTACCATTCTGAACAGATGAGTAAGACACTGGAAAATATTTCAAAGAAACACCAAATCCCTCTAGAGCTTCTTCTACGTGATGTACCCGGCGTCGGTGATACGGATCGCTGTAAAGGAAAGAAGACACTGAAAGATGGAAGTGGTGAGATTAGATGTAAGTTCAAAGCTAGTGAGAATGGTTACTGTAAATATCATCATCAACAAGGTGAAAAAATAAAGCAGAGGTGTTTACCAAATTTGCAGTTACATAACCATGGTCCTGAAAAAATGAACGTTCCGGGATGCCCGGGTTGTGAACGAAAGGGACTTATAGAATTGAGTCGTTTGTTTGCCAATGAATAAATCCAGCATTCTGCTAACATCAATCAACCAATTCTATACAGACGAATATAACAGGAATAAGCTACTCACAATCCTAAATAAATCTAGTGGTATTTCACTCAGAAATCTTGAGTGGTTCATCACAAATTATGCAAAAAAACACAACACCTCATTCAAGACGAACGATGGTAAACTTTTCACGGTTCATTGCGCATACAAATCTAGCTTAGATGGATACAGTAAAAAACTCTTCGACCCTTTCTGTAGAGCTGAAAAATTCACGTATCACATTCCAGGAACATCTCAAGAAATTCAGACCACCCTTGCTCAACTGAATTTCATCAAATGGTGTATTAAAAACAATATCATCGACTATATCTATAACAATAAACAAAATCTATTCACTAGGTCATGTAATCAAAAACTTGTGACATGACACCATCTTTTATGCGAATGAAATTCATCGTTTTAGCTAAAATATGAAAACGTCTATTATGCCAAGCATAGTTACCAGTATTGCCAATTTCGTGTTTACTGGAGAACAAGTTTCCGTGTAATATAGGTTCCTTCACAACGCTAAAATTTACGTGACCAGAAGCGTCGCCATCATTGGGGTAAAGTGCAAAACTGTAAGAATAGAACCTCCGTGTGATTGGGGTATTTCTATGATGCAACCTGGGTTGGAGAATTCTTAAAAAGTGTGGGGACCCTGTGTGCTCGTCCAAAATTTCTTCACCATCGAAGGTGAGTGTAACATAGTCGATGTGCTCATACCGCAGAGCTGGGTCGACTTCAAGACTCGAAGAGTTTAGGGGTAACTCGTTATAATTTGAAGTTCCACCGAAAGCATTGTTTTCTGTGTACATCACGAAAAAGTACAACTCTTGAACCAAATTGGTGAAAGAGAGTCGCATTTTAAATTTTGGTTCGGTGTTCCCACCATCTTCATCGACAAGGATGTCATTGTACTGTATTTGAGTAATCGCGAAATTGTGGTCACGATTCATGACTTTGATTTTCTCGACAGGATCCAAAAAGACACATTCGGTAGACAATCTGAGGTCGTATGGCTTGTAAGTGACCAAATCATTTGCATCCGCTCCAAGAAAACCCTCAAACCCCACCTCTTGGTGTCCAGAAACACATATACACTCTTCAACGTTACGAAATTTAACCTCGATTTCAATTTCCTGCCTCATCAATGCACAAACGGGTAAGGCGAGTTTTGGGTGGTTGTGGAAGTAAAATGGAATCTCTATACAAACATCTCCACCAAGCTGTCTCGGATAAGGCCTTGTTTTTGAAAGTCTACTATTCACTGCAGCTGGGTTCGAACTCACATCTCTCATAGACATGTTGAATAAGTTGATCTGTTTTGTCGTCGGGTATTCAAGTTCGGTATACATATCCAAGTATTCCGTCGTGATGTGTTGAATAACTATACCACCAACAGACAACGTGATGTAGTCTATGAAATTACACGCTTCACCATAAATATAATCCCCATCGGGGTCAACCCCGTTTGCTAAGACTATGTCCGGTAAACTAAACATGAGGTTGACACCTCTTAACACATCACAATGATCATACGGTATGTTGAATCTATGTATTTCACCATACTCGAAGTCTTTATTAGAAGGAATGTCGATAAATTGTAAAGAAAAATTCGAGTGTTTCTTGAAATTTTCTTTAAAAAAAGTGAACTCAGGATTTTCAGTCGTGTAAATGTCTAAAAGACCTCTCGACTCGAGCTGAATACTCCCTGCCATACTAATATAAGACAATTAATAAAATTTTAAGCCAGCTAACCCGGAATCAAACGATAAGATGTTGTAGTTGATGGCATATACACGAACCTGTGTTTCTTCGTTGGAATACCCCCTCACAAACAAGGTGTTGTCATTTGGATTGACAAATCTGTCCTGTTCCTTAAATTCAATGGTAAACTTTTGATGAATGATCCTGCTCATGTTCAACTGCCCTGTCGGGTCACTACTGTCAGGGTCGAGTGCGAAGGAATACATTCCAAACTGACCTTCACCAGTGTCTGGTATGTTCATATGATTTTTAAAAGGTTGGACCACCGATAAAAAGTGACCATTCTCTCTAAAGAAGATGACATTGTTTAAGCACAACTCAGCATTGTGTATCTGTCTAAACCTATAGTTATTGATCACATCATTCGAGTTGTTATATATGGGCTCGCCCAAAAAGAACAATTCTTTCACCGGGTGTTTAAAGTCCAAAAGAAACACCTTCTTATTATTACCAGGTTCCATTCGTGTCTCTTTATGTTGGACCTGTGTGATGAGATACTCCATATGATTCTCTTGGAAGGCGGAACGTTCCATTTCACTTAAATACACATGCTCTGTAGTCAGGAATATCTGATCGATGAACTTCTCAGACTGATCAGTGATCGGTGGAAGGTTTTGAGACACTGACTTGTAAGAATAATACTTATCCCTACTCACGAGTTTTATTCTTATCGACACCTCTTGCTTGGTGAGTTTACATAAGGGAATGGCGGATTTATTATTTCTCGTAAAGTAAAAAGGCAACTCCAATGAAAATTTTGTTGGGTAATATCCTTGTGGCATGGGAACCTCCCCACCCCTATACAATTCGATATCCTTGTGCTGTTCAGATGTGTCCAGCTTGTTTCTCATATAAATGTATTCACCAGATATCCTGTCAATCACCTGCTCACCAATCAATAACTCCGCGTGCTCAATGAGTTTTGTAATGGGATTGGCGACTGTCCTCATAGCGTCATAATCACTCCGCCACAGCACCGTGAGGGATACAGAATTTAGTAAATCACTCTTCGTGCTAGGTATCCTCACAGTCAGAACTTCACCAAAATCTGAGTTTCCTGTGAATGGAATGTCACTGAAATCTATACCAAATGGTGTGTGTCGCCTAAATGTGTATATAAAGTGTGAATAGTCTGGGCATTTCGTGATCCACTCATCCTGAACACCTTTGACACAGAGGTACATTCTATTATTAGGTATCTTTTTTTTAATACTCGATTGTCATGAAACCTCTAGAGAAGTTAAACTTCTGCATTTCGAGATAATACAGGTGCAACTCAAACTCACCAGAGAATATTTGGTCATTCGCGGGGTCTGGTGATGCCCCTACCTCAGTTTGTGCCGCGTTTGGTAACAGTTTGTTTATCTCAAATTCAATCAAAGTTCTATCGGAATTTAAATTTGCAAAGTCGAGGGTGCCGGTGGACTTTTCATGTAGAGGGTGAAGAGCGAAACTTTGTGTGTATATGTTGATCCTGTCGTCAGTCACACCCAAATCAAATTTGTAGGGAATCGCGTACTTGTAGTGTTCGTGGCTCTCCATGAGAGTGTTTGGAAAACTTTCACCATTCAAAAAGAAACGAGCCTTTTTCATTATAGGGGTGTTTCGCGTAATCATTGCCACAGAGGAACTCCCACCAACCCATGTCAATTCCTGTGCTCGACTCCTCACAAACGTGACATACCTGTGAGTCGCTTTAGTTTGTGTCGTGAATAACTTGTCTCGGAAAAACCAGTGGAAAGCTTTCACCTTTGATTTCGGTTCCAAATTTACTTTAAAAGTTGAATTGGATTCGGGTGTCGTGGTGAAAGATGTATGCTTTTTTAAAACGTTCACTAGGATTTCATGATTCGCCTCTATCATATACAACCTCTCTTCATGACTAAGTTTTATCTCTTCGCTTATCAACTGAAAATTGTTCAACTCGATGATAGCTGGGGTATGACTATTTTCTGCACCTTGCCACCACGTCTGAGGATGAAAAACGAGTTCGAACATAATCTTTTGCTTGTGAACCGCACACACAGGAAAGTAATGACGGTCTTCAACTTCCTTACGAAGTTCAGTCTTTCCATACTTACGTGAAAAGAAAAATGAAAGTGGGATTATGAATCTATTGGAAGGTCCGTAACTGGAGGGGGCAGAGATACCAGGTGTAAAGTCTTGTGACATGTTTTGAAGCACCAGGTTACCCTTCTTGGACTGTGGATCCAAGTACAGAGACTCGTGTATCATCTCCCAGTCGTCTGTGATTTCTTCAACCTTGATATCATCCACATACATCGTGATACTTTTGAGAAATCCTCTACCGAGTGGGGTAGTGTAGTTTACGTTCACTGTTTCCTTGGCTGGCAGGTCAACCTTGAGGTAGAGGTTAGTGAGCAAGTCTCCCATGTTTTTGGGGTCATACTCAACCTTGACGGTTTGATTGAAAGGCCACCCTACCGCACGACCTGGATTCAAAACATTTTTAGTTTTATGAAACTTTCTAAATTCTGAATGTCTCTTCACATCTTGATAGTCGAAGAAAGTCTTCTCTGGGTCTTTGGATAACAAGTAAGTGTCCTGTTTTCCAAAAGCTTTCAAGGAAAGTCTAGCAGCTTCACCCATACTTATCTATTAACTACATATTTTTAATATCATTCCCCCACATGTCGAGGTGTCCCATAGCTTCCAGTGACGAGAGTTCCTTCTTAAGATTGTTCGATTCTTCAATCAAAGCCTTGACACGCTCTTCTGTGTAGTCGACAGTCTTAATGTGTAGCAGGTAGTCATAGGAACCATCAACCTTTGGGAAAGACTGTCCGATTTCACGCTCGAGGTCTTGTTTCTTCTTCTTGAAGACCACGATATCACCTTCAACAACTTTCTTGACAAACTGAGCACGATAAGAACACATATCAGATCTCTTCTTGGTGTTGGCGATGAGATGTGCTTTTCTCTTTTTGTAATAGTCCAATCGAAGATCGATAAAGTCCAAAAGGATTGTCTCAGCGTTGTTATACTTGCAAATACCCTTAGTGGGGTGGAATAAGTGCATGTTTGTGTCACGGACAGTCTTTTGAAGTTTGAGATCCTTCACAATATCCTTACCATCATACCCCTGTATGACGAAATCAACGTCTTCTGTTGTGCTGTTGTTCGTAAAACTTCCAATGACCTTTTTCTCAACAAGACTGTCCAAGTATTCCTTATAGTCTTGGGTCCATCTCCCCGGTGGAAGCTCGGTAACCTTGACTGTGGTCCCTATGACCTGCCAAATACCCTCAGTTATCCAACCCCCCGTTTCATCCTCAAAAATACGACCCCTGAAACCCTTGAACCATGGCTTCATTTTCTTGAGTTCTTTACCATTCATAAAACTCATAATATTCTTCTTAATGTCGACAGGATTGAAGGGTGGAACGTAGCAACTGAAACCCGTCCCAATACCCTCCGTTCCATTGACCAATACCGTAGGAATGACTGGCATGTAAAATTCGGGTTCGATGGAACGTCCATCATCATCAAGATAAGTGAGAACAGCATCATCCTTGGGATCGAAAATCTTTCGCGCGTCATTCGACAACCGTGTAAAAATATACCTCGTCTGAGACGCATCCTTACCACCCATGAGACGAGTTCCAAATTGACCACAAGGCTCAAGTAGATTTATGTTATTTGATCCAGTGTAGTCATTGGCCAACTTGACGATGGTCTCGGCGAGGGAAACTTCGCCGTGGTGGTATGCGCTCTTCTCAGCCACATAAGCCGCGAGTTGCGCAACTTTCATCTCGTCCCGCAAATTCTTCTGGAAGCATGAAAACATCACCTTGCGCTGAGAGGGTTTGAGACCATCACAGACGTGTGCGATGGAACGCTTGAGATCAGCGAGACTGAAATTGACTAGGTCCTTGTGGACAAAGTCAGTGATAGCCAGTTGCTTCACATTACCATAAGCCACCTCCAGTTCACCCGCTTCCTTTGCGGTGCTCTCGAGAAGCCACGTCTTTCTCGCATCCGCCTTCTTCTTGTCAAAAGCGAGGATGATGGACTCATCGGTCATGGTGTCCACATCAAATTTGACGGTGAGATCTTGAATCTTCTTGAAATATTCACGTGCCTCAGCGCTCGTGCTGGTTCCCAGACCCTTGTAGTATTTGATTCTCCAACCAGATTTACCACTTCCATACCAGGACCGGAACGCTGAATCAGTGTAAAAAGACTTCGTCTCAGAACCCTTCGTAGCTTTGATGATCGGCGTGACCATGCTCACGACAAAGTTGAACTTGAGGAGAGATGGCCAAAAGTAGTGGAACATGTTGAGAATGAGACCCTTGATATGGGACCCGTCATTGTCCGCGTCAGTCATGATCATGAGGCGACCGTAGCGAAGCTCTGAAACATTGGTATATTCCTTACCTTGCTGGAGACCCAAAATCTTCTTGAGATCATTGAACTCCTGGTTAGAGGTGAGCTGTGCCACAGAGGAGTCCCTCACATTCTTACACTTACCACGAAGTGGGAACACACCATAGTGATCCCTCCCAACCACCGAAAGACCCGCCACAGCCAAAGTCTTCGCAGAATCACCCTCCGTGACGATCAGGGTGCACTTCCCCGATTGTGCTGTGCCAGCTTTGTTCGCGTCATCCAACTTGGGGATCCCAGTGATTTTGGACTTACGAGCACCATCTGTCTTCTTGAGTTCCTTCATCTCCTTGAACTTTGAGAGCGCCGTGAGTTCATCCGCGATACCAGTCTTGAGCGCGTTCTTCACAAAGTTCTTTGGGGGCTCAAACTTTGAACCAAAGTCAGCAGCCTTTGAGGTGCATTCAGACTTCACTTGGCTCGAGAAGGTTGGGTTCTCGATGGTCGCCTTCACAAAGATGGTAAAGGCGTTCTTCACCTGTTGTGGCTTCAACTTAATCTTCTTCGCCATGTCATCGATGATTCCATTCGCGATGAGATTCGCCGCGTGATCAACGTGAGTCCCACCTTTCATGGTGCAAATACCGTTGACGAAGGAGACTTGCTCGAGTCCATTTTCAGATGGACCAATACACACCGACCAACGGTCCCCAGACACAGAGGCGACATCTTGGACGCCTTCATGCATCTTGGCATAGGCTTCAAAGTTCTGTTTGGGGAGAACGTCCCCGTTGAACTTCACCTTACAGTTTTGGGTTGTGCAGATGTTGGCATCCCAAACCCTCTTCTGGAAAATGTTGTAGATGGTATCGTCCATCTTGGTCATCCCAAACCTCTTCCACTCGGGTGTGAATGTGATAGAGACGGATGATGTAGCGCCCGAATGTTTTTTGATTTTTGGGGGGTCACAGACGGTCATATTCTTAGACCATTTTTGGGTATACGTCTGCTTTGTCTCGTGATCCTTGATAATCACAGAGAAGTCACTGGAATAAATATTGGCCAACTTGGCACCGTACCCGTTACGACCTCCAACGATGCGCTTTTGTGTGTCATCATAGTTGGTGCTCGTCAGAAGGTGACCAAAGACAAGTTCGGGGTTCCAGAGACCCTCTTTTTCATGCATACGAACACCAATACCACCGAGGGGTCCGTTGTTCTCGATAGTCACCGAACCCACATTCTTGTCGATGGTGACAGAAATGGAACTAACCTGCTTGGGGTGGAGAGAGTTGCGGTCGATGGCGTTGACCAGGATTTCATCAAAAATTTTCAAGAGAGCTGGGGAATACTTGAGGTTCTTCTTCATGAAGGTGGACCCATTAAGAATCCAGTAGGGTTCAGAACCCTGCTCGACTGGACCGACATAGGAGTCAGGTCTCTTGAGAATGTGTTCGATGTGGGTGAGCTTTTGGACACTTTCCATACTTTCTTAAATTTATTACCGGTCTAATCTCTAACTTAGGTTGTCTTTTGACACGACTTCCACTTGTCATATGTGGTACTATTGCGCTAAAACATTACAATTTTCCTAAATCTTCAAGGACTTTTAACACGTAATTACGTTCTTCACGGGTTGTTTCATATGAACTTATCTTATAAGCAATTTCATTAAATATCTCTCGAATTTCGCTGTTAGACACCTGTCTAATAGTCAGGGGTTGAACTATTTCGTATAAAGATGTCATTTTTCTTGAAAGTTTCAAAGTATCGACTTTTACTTAAGTTTTCATCTTCTTGATGAGAGAAGCTACGAAATACATGATTGGTGGAACAGAAATAGAACCCATAGTGGTCATCATAGCCGCTTGAGCTTCTTCTGGTGTTTTGATTTCACCGTTGATAACCTTAGAGATTGACCCCTCCATGAGCTTATCTACCGTCGAATCGATGGGTTTCACTATCATGGGGATAGCTGAGACACCTATCAGTGTAGGTAAGAAGTGGATCATTTGATTGTCATCCAGGTTGTTATCAGATATGATGTTGGCGGCCATGTTCACGATCACTCTAATAATCGACCCTGGCCAAAATACTGACGCGAGCATCTGCCACGTGAGAGTTTCAGTAGATATCCTTAGAGTATCCATAAACTTATCTTCTTCTTCGGCAGCCTGATACGCCTTCTCACCCTTGTCAATAGTGTCGAACAATACATACGACGCCGCAACACAGTAAGATGCGGGTAAACCCCAATCGGGGAGATATGACGTAAAGGCTTCACCAAGTTCATTCGCGTATCCCATGTAGCGCAGTGAAGTTTCACGGTAAGGGTCGACATTCTTATAGGCGGTTGAGTAAATTTTGAATCGTTTGTTGTGTTTTGGTTTGGGTTTATATAACATCGTCGGTGCAATAATGGAGAGCATTTTTCATTATGAGTATTACTATTTAAAACTTTATGTATACTTAGGATATATGCTCACAGTGGCCACTGTCCAACCAAAAGTTAACATTCCACGGAAATTTGAGAAGCGTGTAAATAAGACTGTAGTTGGAACAGCTGTGAAAGTTATTGATAAATTATATGAAAACAAAGACTATGCTCGCTTCTATGTCCTCGAAACTGTTGCACGTGTACCCTATTTCTCATTCGTCTCTGTCTTACATCTCTACGAAACCCTCGGTGTGTGGCGAAAAGCCGACTACTTGGAGACACACTTCGCTCAGACCATGAATGAGTTCCATCATTTGCTCATCATGGAAGACTTGGGGGGTGGTGATCGTTTCGTAGACAGATTCTTTGCACAACATGTGGCATTTGCATACTATTGGTTGACGTGCTTGATTTACTTGGCTTCACCACGGATGGCGTATAACCTGTCAGAGCAGATTGAGGAACACGCGTATCATACATACGACGAGTTCTTGAAACAAAATCGTACTAGTTTGGTTCTTGAAAAGCCACCAGCTGCGGCTGTCAACTACTATGAAAATGTTAAGAATTTGTATGACGTGTTTACAAACGTGAGAAACGACGAAGGTGACCACGTGAAGACCATGCAGGAGTGTCAGTCCGAGCTAATGGAGGTGTAAACTTTTCTCCACCTACTGTAAGAATGTATTTCTACTTTGTCGTAGCGATCTTCATACTCATCGTCATGATGCAGAACAAGACGAGAGGTATTACACACTCCATAGATAAACTCGTCAGACAGTCCGCTCGGTACGCGACTGCCGCTCAACAAGACAAATCTCCGATGATCGCTGTCTTACACGCGAATTACGCAGCGGCGTATTTATACGCACTCAAAGATATAGCCACAAACTCACAGATCCACAACGCCACTGGTATCGACGTAAAGAAGTTTACAGAGCATATAGTCAACGTTCAGGACTTTGTAACAAAGAAGACGACTGAGAGCTGTCCAGAGTTTGTTGGTCAGGTTGATGTGTATCTCGCAGAAATTGGGGGTGAAGCTTGAGCACCTAAGTCGACCTAGTTTTTTTAATTTTTCAAGTTTTTCAAAATGCAAGTCATCCGTGACGAAGTTTGGCAGAAATGCCTGGCTGATGCGACAAAGATGCATCGGCTCTCCGAACCAGATGAAAGATGCTATAACCTGGCAGATGCGACATGGAAGTGTAAGATGTCCTACAAGATGCACGAGATGAAGAAGAATGAACGACAAATCATCGTGATCGACAAACCCCCAGAAACAAAGAGCGCGCAACGCACGGCAAATAAATTGTGTGCTGCGATGACCATGGCTGGAAAACCCTGTTCGTTCAAGGCTGTGTGTGGTGATTTCTGTAAGAAACACAGAATCGACAAGAATGAGATGGGAGTCAAAATTAAAATCCAGGAGTAGTATAGAACAATGTTAGATCAGGATAGTCTTAGACCCGTTATAATTTCAATGGCTCTTTATATCACTGTGTGCACACTCGTCCCCATACTTTTCAAAAAGCCAACTGGTGTCCAAGTCATTGACGACCTCACACTTTCTGTCATTCGTCAAAAGGAAATGCTAATGAGTGGCACGATTCTCGTTGGTCTCATCACCATGGGAACCAATTACATTCATGACGAACTCATTTAAAACATTCTTCCTCCCGACCAATTCCCGTGTATGTGTGTGGTCCATGTATCGCACCCGCTTTTCATACGCGTCCCTCATGAACCCTAAAAGTTGATCAAAGTTTGGTTTTCCCCATTCCATACCTTTTTGGAAGAGGAAATCATCTTGCTCCAACTTTTCGAGTTCACAGTCGATGAGATAGGGGGTCTTGATATATTCAGGAGCACCCCCATAATTCGTGATGATCACAGGTTTGTCGCGTATAGCGGCTTCGACAGCGCCCATACCGACACCCTCAGAGTGTGAAAAACTCACGTAACAATCTGATCTATGGTGAATCTCGTCCATCTTTTCCTCGGATACTAGACCGTTGATCACTTCAACGCGAGGAAGCTGTATATCGATATCCCGATTACATGTAGCTTTCACAATCAGGTGAGTATTGGGTTCATTGAGTCTGATGAACGCTCTCAACACTTCTCTAAAATTTTTACGCGGATCCATGACATTACCGATATGATAGAAGACATAAGGTTTCTCCACAACTGGTGGAATGTGGGCGTGTATCACAAAGAATTCATTCTTTGGAAATTGTTTAGATAAAACTCTTTTACAAAACTCACTCGGAACAGCGACCCTTTTGAATTCATTCATGATCAGACCGTAATCTGCGTGAACAGTTTCTGTTTCACACACCGTCATACAGACCAGGTTCTTAACACGGGATCGAATGTAGTCTAAGTGTCGCAGGTGATCTTGAATTGGAAGAAGAAAGATGAGTCCATCATCCACCTCAGGAAGTTCGCTACCGATCAAGTAGTAACCACAATTTAGTAACCTCGTGTACTTCTTGGCATGTTGACCGATCCCACTCAACGTCGTGGGACCAATTATGATCATTAGCTTAAAAACAAATCTTGTTTTTATATATAGTACCATGAGTTCTCTCCGTGAAGAAATTATCCAGGAAATGACAAACCCCCGTGTAGATAAAAGGCGTCTTTTTGATATCCTCTTGAAGATTGTAGACAATGGTGGTGCAGGTGGTGTTGGACCCCAGGGTCCCCCCGGTCCCCCCGGCCCCCCTGGTCCTGCCGGCGAGCGCGGTCCCGCCGGACCCGCTGGTAAGTCTGCCACCACCACTTCCACTGCCGCTAAGAAGACCACCACAAAGAAGAAGGTGGAGACATCTGCTTAAAGTATACGTTACATGGTTAGTTACATGTTGACACTCAGTTACACACCTACCCGTATTTACAATTCGTCGAATAAAAAGCCACGGAATCCAGAATCGAGACCAAAGAAATATCAGGTTGTGGAAACGGTGCAACTCGAACAAATGCGTTACCAGATTGCCAGGTATAAACAGTCGGAAAAGAAGATAAGATTGCTCACTTCATGGGGTCTGCGCGCTACAGAGTCGTCACTGAGCGATTTGCGTGGAATCTTGGAAACACTGGACGAGCTCTATGGAGAAGACGCCTTTGATGATGAACTTTAGAAAGCCTGGCATGTGGGAGTATCCCGCTTTTGTATATGGAACCCAGAAATAATCCACCAGACAGAATCTTGGTTGGTAGAACACCAAATCTTGTAGGGAAAGTATAAATTCCATTTTCAATATCATCATCCACATCTTCAATATCAGCCATGTTTGATACCCCAGTGGCCAAGAGACCCATCGCTAGAGCTTGATCTTGAATGACTTCTGTATGTGCTATCAGGTGAGGAACCACACTGATAGCTCCTGCCCAAAAAGTCCCAACATAGAAAGGTTTCAACAAAGGGAAATTGTGTTTGAACGTGGGATACATCAGAATCGAAAGTATCTCCGGTGCGACATACTTAGTTTGATCAGAATACCATAACACGAGATTCGCGATCAAAAGAGATGCCGCAATAGACTCAGGGGTGTCTTCAGTCTTTCCATCCAAAAATCTATCTGCGCCATACGCCCATCTAGCAGAGGCCATGATGTATAGTAGTGGTAAAGGTTCCAATGGAGTTCCAGTGCATATCGCTAATATAGACATGATAGTTCCAACCCCTATTCCGGGTAACATTTCTATATTAGGGAATATTTGTCTTTAATTATCTCCATAAAGTTCCAAAATATCTTTGACAATTGGGGATCGTTCTATGTCCACGTGTTCAAAAACGACACTATCGATTCTTTTCAATTGTTTACCCTTCACCTTGTCATAGATATCTTTGAGTCCATTTTCGTCATACTTTCTGTCATGTTGGTTCAGGTCTCCTGTGATGATCATTTTACTGTCGTTACCGATACGAGTGAGTAACATTTTCATTTGGTTAGGTGTTGAATTCTGCATTTCATCCGCTATGATGAAAGAATCTTTAAAGGTTCTTCCTCTCATGTAAGCCAAAGGGCAAATTTCCAAGATCTTTTCTTTTATCATATACTGAATGTCAGCTTGATTGTAATATTCGCCAAAGATGTCCATGATGGGTCTTATCCATGGGTCCATCTTTTCCTCTAAAGTACCGGGAAGATACCCAATGTCTTCTTCTACAGATACAACTGGTCGTGTCATTATTATTTTTTTGTAGGATTTGTCGTTATAGCCCGTTATAGCTGCTATACAGGCTAACATGGTTTTACCAGTCCCAGCGGGACCAATCGCAAAAACCATCTGCTTGTTTGGACTATACAACATCCGATTATAGTCGCGCTGTCTATCACTTTTAGGAATCACGTTCGGACATACGTCTTTTTCTTCAAACTGCACCTCTTCCTCGTAATAGTCAGTTTCGTAAGATGATGAGAGGGAATATTTCATTCGACGACCCTTTTTACCCCCCATACTTTTTACGCAGAAGTTTTATTGACCCACCAAATGAACCCACTAAGTAATGTGACCAAAAGAAGCACGAGAAGACCGAATGAGTATTTTTTAGGGTTTTCCTCTGGAGGTTTGTCGGGGAGCTTTCGAACATTTTCATTCAGTGTATCAATTTTTTTGAGCAACTTTTCCAAAGCTCTCAGAATTTGAAGTTCACGATCTTTTGGTTTCTCCTTCACATTTACGGTGGTAATCTCGAGGACCATATACCAGTTTGAAGATGGATTCAATAATAAATAATCTCCATCATCTTGACTCTCGAAAATCTTAAAGTTAAGTTTCTTGATTGAGATAGGATTGAAATAATTTGTATTTTGGGGGAACCTACGCCATTGTTTGTCTCGTAAAATTGTATGTGAACTATGTGTAAAGTGACGCTCGAGAGGAACTCGAGCTAATATCTGTCCATGACGTTCATCTAATATTTGTGCCACTTTAGGAATTTCAGGACATACAATATCCACAAACTTAGGTATATCATTAGGATGCTCGTCAGAATTAGGACTAGCTGCACCAACTTGTGTGATGTAGAAATCAACTATCTTGATACCTAGAACACGGCTCATATCTTCCACGTGGGTATTCGACTCAAGGGTCAAATCCAATGCGAATGTATTATTTGTCCCGTTCACTAAACCAGATTCAAGAATCACGTACTGAGTCCTCTTTGGGATATCGTCCAAGGACATTCTAATGTAATCCAACAAAAAAAAAGTCTATAGTACTAACATGGAACAGATCCGACGATACAAGAAAGAAATAGGAATCGCTGTCATCGTGATAATAATCCTTTCTATCATATCTTCATTTTTCAGTGGAAGTAAGAAGGATGAGCCCATAGTTTCGGTGGATGACGAACCCCAAGTGGCGTCGACGGCGTCGATGGATGGGAATAAAGTGGTGTCGACGGCGTCGATGGGTGGGAATAAAGTGGCGTCGATGAGCAGAGAAGACATGGAGAATACAGTGATCAAGGCGAAATTCGGGGGGGGTGCTGGTATGGACCCTTCTCAGCTGGCCGAAGTGCAACTAATGGCTTCGAAACTATCTTTTAATAATTTGGACATTAACGAAGACAACAAAATTTCAGCTGATGAAATTCCGGACGGCGACCTCAAAGATGAGCTGTTTGGTTATGATCTAGATGAAGATGGGGTCCTCAATCTAAGTGAGTATCATGAGTTTTACCTTAATAGACAATCTAAGAGAAAAGCAGGGACAAAAGCGGCGGGGGTGGTCACAAGAAGTGATAACCTGTCCGTATCTTTGGAAAAATAAAATAAAGTGCAAGTGTAAAGATGATCGCTATGCAAGTAATGAGACCTCGTGTCATTAAGGTTTACGCTAAAAAGAGTGAATACACCTCCCCTAGTGAAGCCCCGGGGGAAGGGAGAAGGCGTGTCCCCAACAGAAATGAAAATTCCAGTCAGGGTATAGAACCCCCTAAGAAGGAAATCAACCCTATCAAAAAATTTATGATGGACTTTTTCAAAATCGAGGAGATCGATTATGAAAAGTTCCGTAAAGAGGACAAATGGGCAATTCACCCGACTAAGAAGAAATAATTTTCAAATTGAAATCTTTGTCAAATCCATCAAAACGGATCTTACCCTCATCCACAAGACGCTTAATCGTGTGACCAACTTCGATGTTGTCGTTATACGCCTCAGTGTGTTTTGTTTCAGGTCTCAAATCCGGCATGAGCATGTTGAAGGCCATCATCTTCTTCGCTACCGACAGCTCCTTATCTTGAAGGACGCGGAGGATGTCTTTAGGAATCTTTGAGAAATCCATTACTCTTTACTCGGATTTTTTCTTTAACTGAAGAAGGTCATGTATTGAGCTTAGTCACACCAACCCCATACCCCAACTCCTCGACAACTGGGTCATTCTTGTAGTCTGTTTTGTAATAGATCTTTTTGATTCCACTACTCGCGAGTGCCTTATAACAGTTGAGACACGGATAATGTGTCACGTAGGCCACACAATCATCGATGGAGGCACCCCTCTTCGCCGCGTCCGTGATTGCGTTAATCTCCGCGTGTATCGTCGCTTGTTCGTGACCGTCTCTCACGATGGACTTGTGTTCACAGCCACCTAGAAATCCATTATAGCCCATACTGATGAGCCTGTTGTTCTTGACGAGGACACAACCAACCTTGAGTCTCTCACACGGGGACCGCACAGATGCGAGTTGAGCAGTTTGCATGAAGTATTCGTCCCAAGAGATTCTGGGTTCAGGTTCTTGGGGTCGTCGAATATTACGAATGGGACGACGAGACATTAGTACTTTAAGGGTGCTAGTCTTTAAAAGTACTTAAAAGTATGACTCGTTTTCTATATAACTCGAAATGACTGTGTGTGAACATAATCGTTATCAACCTGATTGCACACTATGTGGTGGTAAGAATATATGTGAACATAATCGTCGACGAAGAGAATGTGTCCATTGTAAGAGTGAGGGTGTGAAGGCGTTCTGTGAACATGGGAAGCGTCGTCGTTTCTGTGTGACGTGTAACGGCTCCTCTGTGTGCCCACATGGACGTCATCGTTCATACTGCATGGATTGTCCGATTTCAGATTTTGGATACGCGAAACTCTGTAAAATTTGTAAAATTACACGTGTCGAATCCCATAAGGGAGTCTACACTTGTAGGGGGTGTAGAGTGTTAGACATGGAACGTATTGAACACAGATTTGGAGACATGATCATCGCACATGTGGGACATCCACCCAACTCTAAAGATAAGAGCATCGTGAAAACTGACATCTGTGGGGATTTGGACCGACGACGACCAGATCTCCTCTGGGTTGTCCCCGGAAAACTCGCGGTGGTCGCGGAGATTGATGAAGATTCACATGTGGGTAGAGAGACCTCATGTGAAGTTCGAAAGATCAGTGAACAGAATCTG